GACACATCATTCGGTGTGGCTGCTATGTCAGGGCTTTTTGGGTCCATGCGTGGCACTTCATTCAATCACGACAACCTGATGGAACTTCCTTCTCAGGACGGTTCAGAAGGTGTTAAGGCTCTTATCCAGCAATTGATTACCTGGAAGCCTGATACCAAAGGTAAGACAGACTGCGTTATGGCTCTATGGTTCTGTGAACTACGGGCAAGAGAAGTTATCGGAACTACAAGAATCAACCAGAGCCACATTCCAAATAAATGGGCTACACCTCGCCAGAGTGCTACACGGTACATGGTTAACGTAAACGATTACGAATTTGGCGAATACGAATAGGACAACAATGGCAGACATCAAGACTATTGCACGGCGTGTAGACGCCATGAAGCATCGTGCTGCAGAGCGCGACAGCAACATGGCTAACATCCTGTCTGTGCGTAAGGGACGTATGGCAGAGGTATTCCCTGACATGTTCCCTACAGACATGCCTAATGCCATGGTTGCAAACTTTGTAGACGTGGCAGCACGTGACTTGGCTGAGGTGCTAGCACCGCTGCCATCAATTAACTGCTCTACAACTAACATTACCTCTGACCGTGCTCGTTCTTTTGCTGACAAGCGCAGCATGATTGCCAACAACTATGTTTATCATTCACGTCTGCAGACCCAGATGTATGGTGGCGCAGACCAGTACTTCTCCTATGGTTTCCTACCAATCCACGTCGAGGCTGACTGGGATGCAAAACTCCCACGTATCCGCGTCGAAGACCCAACTGGTGTCTACTATGAGCGTGACCGCTTTAGTCGCCTTGTTGCTTATGCTAAGCGCTACAACAAGACAATCGGAGAACTCGTCAATGAGTTCCCAGAGTATGACCGCGCTATTCTTGGTCAGTTCGGATACGACCAGAATCTAAACGCTGAGGTTGAGATTATCCGCTACATGGATAAGAACGATATTATCCTTTACGTTCCCTCACGCAAAAACTTAGTTTTATCACAGGCTAGAAACCCACTTGGCAAGATGACAGTGTATATCGCTGAACGTCCATCTATCGATGGCTTGCCACGCGGACAGTTTGATGATGTGCTCTTTGTACAACTTGCTCGTGCACGTTTTGCTAACCTCGCTATGGAAGCGGCTGAAAAGTCAATCCAAGCGCCTCTCGTAGTACCTGATGATGTTATCGACCTTCCTATGGGTCCTGATGCAATCATTCGTACTAACCAACCCAATGGTGTTGGGCGTGTCCGTTTGGACATTCCCGCTGCTACTTTCCAGGAGCAATCAGCCCTCCAATCTGAATTGCGTTTAGGTGCTCGATATCCTGAGGGTAGAACTGGAAACATTGACGCTAGTGTTATCACTGGTCAAGGTGTCCAGGCACTTCTTGGTGCTTTCGATTCTCAGATTAAGGCTGGTCAAACAGTCCTTGCTGAGATTCTCGAAGATGTCATCAAGATGTGCTTTGAAATGGATGAACTCCTTTTCAATAGCGAAAAGAGCGTTAAAGGTGTTGCACAAGGTACGCCGTACGAGTTAAAGTATATGCCAAGCAAGGACATTAAGGGCGACACTTCGGTAGAAGTCCGATATGGCTTGATGGCTGGATTAGACCCTTCACGTGCACTCATCTTCTCTCTCCAAGCGCTAGGCGCAGATTTAGTATCTAAAGACTTTATTCGTCGTGAACTACCATGGGCTGTTAATGTCACAATGGAAGAACAACGAATTGAGATTGAAAAGATGCGCGATAATCTCACTGCAGCAATCACTGCAAGCGCACAAGCAATACCTGCTATGGCCGCACAAGGTCAAGACCCATCTAAACTAATCCAGAATATTGCTGACGTTATTGAACGTCGTCGTAAAGGGGATAGTATCGAGGCTGCTGCGTTGGCAGTGTTCAGTCCGAAAGAGCCTGAACAACCGATGCAGCCAGAGATGGCTCCGCCAGGCACACAAGGCCCAGTTGAGCAAGCGCCCCCGTCCCCAGCGGCTCCTGGACAACCTTCTGGCGGAGCCCCTCAACAACAGGGAGCACCAGCAGATTTAGCAACAATGTTAGCAGGACTAGGATAAGGACTCAAGATGGCTACAAGAAAGAAGAAAGTAGTTGACGAAGACTACTCAAAACTAGACCAGTACGCTATTGAGTTACACGAATTTTATAAGTCATTGCGTAAAGCAGGATTTACAACTGATAATGCGTTGTGGATTTTATCTGCAAAAGAGATGCGTCCTGAATGGATGGTATCAGCGCCAACACTAGACGATGTTAGAAAATACATGGATGAGGATGAAGACTAATGGCTATTAATGAAAAAGTCTCAGGTGTGGGAGCAAACGCTTCTCGTACCGATAAAAACCTCTCTGAGCGTGTAGCACGCGTACAGCGCGAAGCAAAAATGCAAAATGCATCTGGCGGTGGCTATGGTCAGCGTTCTGAATTAGAATCAATTGCTGGTGGTGCATCTACTAATGTGCCTACACCAAATATGCCAGAACCATCACGAATTTCTGCTATCCCTTCTGTTAATGCTTTTGACCCTGGTTCAGGACGCAATGGTATTCCTCTTTCAGATGGCGCAAGATATGGTGATGGTCGCGATGATAGCGTACAACCAGTTCCTGTTGATGCACCTAACCCTGATTCTATCTTCGTACGCGCTATGGCTGCAGCAAATCCAGAGTCACGTCAACTTTTGATGATGGTTGAGGCGTACAACGAGATGGAAGCCATTTAATGGCTTTAACTCCAGCGCAACGTCTCATGCAGGTTCAGATGGGTTCATTGACTCCTCAGACCTATGCAAATTTTAACTCCATTACTAACAAGTATCCTGGAATGAGCAAGGACCTTGTTATGTCTATGGTACGCCAAGGATTAGATGCAAATACTCCTGGGCTGGATAAAATTACAACAATAGACGGAATTGCTGCGCTTAAATCAGATGCTTTTAATGTAGATAAACTTAAGAAGAAGGTTACTCCTGAACGTGGAATCTTAGGTTCTATACAGAATGCTTTTGATAATACAATTTATGACCCATTTAAGGGTACTACTCGTTTGCTTTTTGCAGGACTTCGTTCTCCTTATGATGCAACTACTGCTGTTTTGCGCAGTACCACTGCAGCATTTCGTGGAGAAAAAGGTGCTGGCGGTCAGTTACTAAAAGATATTGCTGGCGGACTTATAGGAGAAAGCACACAACTTGGACAAATAGTTCGTGGAGGAGTTTCTCTTACAGGCGGACTTGGTGGACAGGGTGAAGGTTTCTTTATCACACCCGAAACTAAAGTTGGTAAAGCACAAGCCCAGGCTATGGGTAAGTATGGCAGAGTTAATGGTAAGTCATACACTATTGGTCGAGGCATTTTCAATGGTATTGGGATGAATCCAAATGGAAATGCTTATCGTGTATCATCTGGTATCGTAGATGCTGTTCTTAACGTTTCATTAGACCCAACAACTTGGTTTGGACCTGGCGCTGTTGGTAAGATTCTAAGCCAAGGTGGAAAAGTTACTGAACTAACTAAAGAGTTAGCACAAGTTAACAAGGCTGGCTTTGATAACATGGCTAAAGAAGCCATTGATGAACTCGAAAACACCAATCAGATTTTAAGAGACAAGCAATCTAAAAAGATTTCAAGTCCTTACAAGCGTTTTGCATCTAAATATAAAAAAGCAGAGCAAGAGATTATTGCAAGAGAAACAGAAATTACGAATGTTCAAGTTAACACATTCAAGAAACTTCTAAATACCTCTAAAGATATCTATGCTTGGGAAGGTGTAGACAAGGCAGCCGATGCTGTTCTGTCTCCTACCGCACTTGCTAAGTGGCTTGTAGAAAATCCTACAGTGCAGACTGGTGAATTGACTAAGGCTATTGGTCTTCTCAGTGCTGATATGAAAAACACTGGCGGATTTTTTGATGGTTTCCTCATTATGGATGAAGCACCACGTGCAAACGCTATTTCAGTCGGTGTTCACGCTGCAGATGAGTACGCTGTCACATTAAAAGGCCAGGGAGAACTCAAACTTCTTGATATGGCTGACACATTTGTCAATGCTACTGAAAAAGTACGCGTTGCAGAGAGTCTACGTCGTGCTAAGTTTGCAGATGAACTAGATAAACTTGCCAAGAACTCGCCAGAGGCTGAGTTCCGTATTCTTACAGACCTATCTTCTAAATTACGCGAAGATATGTCCAACCTTGAAGGTTTTGTAGGCTCATTATTTTCTATGGGAGATGAAGTAGGCGCAGGTAAAAGCCTAGGCACACTTATTGGTGAAATTACCCAGTACCAGAATCCTATTATTATGGCTAAGATTTCTGATTTAGTACAGAAAGTCTGGAAGGTAGACGGATTTACAAACATTCGTTCTATCTATGGTGAGACTGGTGGAGTTGTAGTAACTAATACTAAGCGTCTTGCTGCCAAAAATGCAGAGTTTGGTAATGCTGCTGCAGAAATTTTAGACCCAACTAATCTTGGTCCTAACATCCTTAAACTTCTTGATTCAGTTAAGGGTGGAAAAGAAGAAATTGCTCGTCTAGAAAACGAAATTAATACTCTGTCAAACAAGACTTTAGATTTGAAAGATAAAGAAGACTGGTTCAATGCACTTCGTGAGAAGGCACACAATGACCCAGAGATGCTACAGGAACTTATTCAAGACCCAGCAAACGCTGGCATCAAGAACTTACTTAAACTTGAACTTGAGATTACTGAAAATAACGTATTCAAAGAATCAATTCTTGCTCAAATTGGTGTTACAGACAACTTTATGGGTGAAGTCCTAGATACACCTAATGCTGAGAAGGCACTTAAGTTTATCCTTGGTCGTCAATTCCAGCCTATTGCTGACTTGATTGCAAAAGAAACTAATCCTGTACGTCTTCGTCGCTTGTTTGGTCGTAAATTAGATGACAATATGGTTACAGAACTTGCTGCCGCAACTAACTCTGATGAGGTCTTTAAGGTATTCTTGAACCAATTCGTACCTGGTGGAGACCCTGTTGCAATTAAGCAATCACTTACTGCTGGTGTAAAAATTGCTACAAACCCTGTTGCTCGTATGGTTCCTGGTGTAAATCTTGATGCTGTTCGTTATGCAGAAAACATTAACAAAGCATTTGGACGATTCTACATTCGTTCTACAGCACTTAACCTTAATGATTTGACAGGACTTAATAACGGTGTTGAGGACTGGATGAGTTCTCTAGGTATTAAGCGCATTGTTGGTAAGAACACACAAGAAAAGATTATTACTGAAACCCAGTTAGCAATATTTAAGGCTACTACAAACGCAGAGCGCGCGAAGGCTGTTGCTAGCGGTATTGGCAAATTAATGGATGAAGTAGGTAGTACTCTTGGTCTTACAGATGATAAGATTAAAGAACTCAAAGATGTTACCCGAATTGCTGGTAACGAAGAAGCATTTATTAAGTCTTACTCTTTAGAGAATGCTATCAATAACAATGGTGGCGCAGTCATCAAGACACCTAATGGAGATATTAGATTACCTGGTGGAATCCTTGAAGGTCAGTTGGTACATGATGTTATCAACCTTCCAGATAGCCGTATGATTAACCAGTCAGTAATTAATTACAAAACTAATGTTCCTTTGTACGGTGCAGCAAAGTCTGGCAGAATTTTATTAGAAGAAGCCAATGACCTATGGCGTACAGCGCAGTTGGTTGGACGTGCATCTTACATTTTCCGTAACATTGCAGAAATGCAAATGCGTCAGTTCTTCTCAGGTCACAACAGCCTATTCAATAATCCTATTGGATTTATCTCAATGGTGATGTCAGATGCAGAAGGCAACAAGTTGCAAAAGATGCTTGCTAAGAGTTCTAAGTATAATGTCAACGCACTTGGTGATTACTTTAAGACTACAGATGCAGAAGTCGAACTATCAGCATCAATTATTGCTCGTCGTGGTTTAATGCGCGGTACATCCGTTGGTGACTATGGTGCACCTGGACGTCAGGCTAGTGTATTTAAGGCATACCAAACTGTTGGAGTAGACCATCCTGATTTCCTTAAGGGACTTGCATGGACTATGAACAACTTCTCATCAGATAAGTTCATGCCTGATGTAATCAGAATACTTGAAATGGGTAATCCTGATGCACAACTGCAGTATGTTGATAACCTTATTGCTACATTTGATGAGCCAGGTAATAAACTAAGAGAGTTCGCATCTGCAATTTATGATAATAATGAGGGAATGCGCGAGATTCTTTTTAAGAACC